TCTGTTTCTTCTGTCTCTGCTTTTGTTTCTTCTTTTACTTCTGGAGTTTTATCTATAAAAGAAACATCTACATCCTTTTTTTTGCTAAAAATATTTGGTTTTGCTGGTTCTTCCGGTGTTGTTATTGATTCACTCCCAGGAGCTCCTCCAAATATTTCATCTAAGTTGACATCTACTTTTTCAACTTTAGTTTTTTCTACGGTTTTATTTTCTTCTGCCATAATTCTTTGGTTTTAATTATTACTACATTAATAATATAATAAAAAGTTTTTAGTAAACTTCAAAAATTTTTTATTTTAAATTAGATTTTTATCAGTATATAGCTATCTACTATTTTTCTTCCTTTTTATCAGGATTTTTAACGTCATATCTATTTTTATTCTCTTTTGCTATTTCTAATTTAGTATTAGCTATATCACGTTGTGCTACTATCTTTTCTCTATCTAATGCTGCTTTATTATTACTTATAGCTGTATCTCTCATATTTTTCTCTCTTGCCATGTTCATTTTCTCTCTAAATTGATCTCTTGATGCTAAAGTTTTCTCAGCTTCATTAAAAGTTTTAGCTAAATCTTGTTGTGTTACATCATCATCCATTCTTGTTGTTCTGATCTGTGCAACTGCAACATCTTTATCACGGTCAGCTTGATTCTCTTGTGCTTGAAATTCACGTTCAGCAGCTTTCTCTTGAGCTTGAGCTTGAAGTTGTTCTTGCTGCATTTGTTGTTGTTGTTGCATTTCTTGTTGTCTTTGTGACATTTGTTTATCTTCAGCACCCTTTAATATAGTAGATACTTCAGCAATAGAGTCTGCTTTTATAATATTTCCTAAATCAAAGATGCTCGCTCCAGTAGTATTATTAGATATTGCTAATTGTTTTAACTGTTCTAAAGTAGCTCTATGATTTGATTTAGTAGTACAAAATATATTAAAGTCACGCATTAATAATTCTGTTCCATTTATTTGAAAATTAACTTTTTCTGCTTCACTAGATATGTAGTTTAATCTTACACTTGGTTTTGTACTATGATAATACTGAGAAAGATCAGTTCTCATTTTGTGTACTCTTGGCATAAGATTATCTGAATGTTGAATAAAATACATTTCAGTTTGTGAATATGAAGATTGTACAGCTTGTTGTACACCAGTTGCAGTTTGTCTAGCTATTTCTTGACCCATTCTTTGAGGATTTACACCAATAGCTTCAAATGCTTGATTTTTAAAATGATTTGCTAACTGTATTCTAGACATTAGCCTATTAGTTTGTTCAAGATTTAATGTTTGATAATGATTAAAGTTTGTAGCATTTTCTGTATTAGTTATAGAAGTATCAAGCGGTAACATACCAAAGTCTTTCATTGCTACATATGCTTTTGCATAATTATTCTTACCCCAATCTTCTCCCATAGAATGACGTGGTAATGCATTCTGATCAAACATAATAACTGTACCAAGTTCATCTACAAGTATATCAGCTATTTGATTATTTACCATATTATAACCAACTTGGTATGCTTTCATTAAATCTACTAAAGAAGTAGATCTAGTATTTCTATCAGAAAATACTCTACCTTCTACTGGTAGTTTACAACCATATAAATTATTATCTCCTTTAAATTGAAACTCAACTCTACCTGGAGTTGACTTATTTATACCTATATAAATTGGATTTACATTATTTTCATCAACTTCTGACATATATGATGTAGGTAAGTTTGGCCCTATTTTTACACCACCCCATACTTCATTAATCCATATCCAATCTACATGTTCTCCCTGTACTAAATTATCTCTAGTTTTTTGTTTAAATAGATTTGTATTGTATACAGGTTCTTCTGTTTGTTTCCAATGCTCATCAATTATATGTTGCTGAACAGATCCATCATCCATAACTCTAGTTAAGTGGCCAAGCTTTCTTTGTGTTTTCCAATATGCTGTAGTAACTCTCATTAATGTACTATCACCCCACATTGCATAATCTTCACCCTCTCCTAATATGTAATCCACAATATCAGATCCTTGTGAAGTATGATTATAGTTACTCATAAACTGTCTAAAACCTAAAGAAGGTGAATCAGTATTCCACTTATGAGATTTTGTAGGATCATAAAATGTACCATCATTTTGATAGCCTGTTAATTGATATCTTGCTGATTTAGCAGGATGTATTTCTTGTAATGATTTTAATTGTTTCTCTGTCATTAAATATCCAAAACAATCTATAACATCTGATACTGTCATCATCTCACACTTACCTACATAGTTACCATCTGATATATATCTTGTATCTGGAGACTTTTGATAAAATGTTAACGCAGGATTCCATAGTTCTACCTCATAATCATCTTCCATCATTCTAAAATGCCAAAACTCTCTATCACAAATAAGCATATCTCTAAAACCTCTTTCCTCTAACTCTTGCATTTTAAATCTTTCTTCATCTACTTTTAATTGATGACTTGCCCATTCTTCAACTAAACTTCTATAGTCCTTTTGAAAAAATTCTTCTATCTCAGGTAATGATTTTAAATTTTCTGGTTGTAATTGTTGCTGTGCTTCTTCTGATCCTACATCTACACCCATCTTAGCCATTTCTGACATTATCTTTATCTTAGCATCTGCAAGTAAATTTTCTTCTATCATTATTCTTTTTTCTTCTATCATTTCATTATATGATAGATCATCTACTGCTCTAAATTGTACTCTAGAATATCTTTTAGAAAACTCTCCAGATAAAACATTAATTACATTTGGGATAATAGGGTAAAATTTTAACTGTAATGCAGAACTATCTTCTTGTGTTAAAACATCCATTAGATCTTTATACTCATTATCTTCTTCTATTACATAATCAGTTTTATCTATAATACCTTTTGCAAGCTTATAATTTTTAAGAATTTTACGTGCATTATTTCTTAACTGCATCATACCTTGATTTTCTAACCAATCTAAGTTCCAAGCAGCCCAATTATTATTTTTCTTTTTACTTGATAAAAACTGAACAGGTTGTGTCAAGTTAAGACCAGAAGGATAGCCAGAAGATTTTACTTTAGCACCTTGCTTTAATTGTAATGCATTATATACTTTCATACTTATTATTTCTTAATTGTATACTTGATTGACACATCAGTGTAAGAAGAATTAGTTGTCCAAGATATATTAACCATTGTAGGTGTACTGTTCCAGTATTTCATTATTTTATATTTTTAAATGCTGATTTCTTAAATTTTTTACCTCCTAATCTGCGTTTATTACGCCCTAAATTTCTAAAAGGACTACTAGATAATTTATACAAATTTTTAGACTTTTCCAAGCTATCTGCTGACTTATCCTTTTCTCTGTGCTTTAAATAACCTCTATTAGACTGTTGTATTTTTGCAAATGCTATCAATGCAGAAAAAGCTACAAGTCTATCCACGTTAAGACCAGGGTAATACTGTCTCATTTCTATTAGTAACATTTTGTCTGGTATTCTTGATACTCCTAACGTTTGTCCTATAACATTTCCATTAACATCTAGATCTTCATCAATAACCTCTCTTATATACTCTATAGCATAAGATATTAAGTGACTTTTAAATAATGTTCCAGTATTTTTCCAACCGTATTCTTGAAATACATTCTTGTTTGATCCTAGATCTTTTAAAAATAAAATTTGTTGTTTTGGTACTAGATATTTTTGTTTTTTTCTAGCTATCATATGTTGAATAAACAATGATATATTATTCTCAACTATAGTCCATGCCTTATACCATTCTATTATAAGCTCTAGTTGTTCATGTGTTTTATTTATATCATCATATCTGCCACACCAAGATGCTACTATTTTATCTTTTTCTATAAATGTTTCTGGTCCATCCGGTGTATTTCTTGTAACCTCAACAGCATTCTTATAAACAAATATACTACATAAAGAATCTGATGTTGTTGTTTTACCCTCTGATACAGGGTCAATAGATGCATAGTACATCATAAACTTTGGATTCTTTACAGGTCTTTCCCATACAACTATAGATCCAGTTTTATCTTCTAATTTTTTCTTAACAGGAAATGTAGTTATAGGTAATTTATTTGTCTTGCTAGCTTTTATACCATCTTGATCACGTTCTAACTTTATAAACTCATATGCATATTTTTTTTCTTCTATACTTCTTATTTGTTTTTCTAGTATGCTTTGTGGAAATACAGCTTCTTTTCTATAAGCAAATGCTTCTGCA